ATTAGTTACAATGTTGCCCTCCATATCGGTAACAACATAAAACAAATCCAAGTTATTCTCTAAGATGAATAATAGAGACATCTGCGAATATCATTAAATAATTTACCCCAAGAAGCAAGCGAGTTGTAAAGCCAATAAAAGGTAAGTAATATTGTAAAACTAAATAGCAGCCCCATCACTGGCGCATCCATATTTTTCTCGCAGTTTACAATCGTCTTAGGCTTTATCTCAATGCGCTTATAAGGCGCAGGATGAATCAGGAATGGCGAGCTGCTTGGGGTTATTGTATCGCTTGCGTAAGTATCGTGAATCATAGGCGTTTCTTGGTGAGGCATTACATAATCTTTATGAGGCAATTGAAAAGTGTTGCCCCATTGGTCAGTCGCATACTCTTTGCCAAAGATAGTAAATTTTGTAACTGGCTCGCCATAGTTCCAAACTTCATAATGTGTATGCAGCTTGCAGCCCTTACCAAGTATGCAAGTATTGCTCAGTGTTACGATGGTATCAGTTCTTTCAGGGCTCATTGTTATTGGCTTTAGGGATGTAACCTGCGGCTATCATAGCTGCCACAATTGCGGCAAGTGTCTCAGTTGAAATCTGCTTAAAAATCAGCGCGAAGACGCTCGCTAAAATAATCATTGACCCCATTGTTGACCGCCAGTGTTTAATTATGATGTCGATTACTTGCCTTGTCTTGCTGATTTTGCGCCTCATAGCTTTTATACGATGGCACGAAAATAAAGTTCAGCCTCAATGCGCCTGCGAGTTACTAAGCCGTTACGCTTCAAGCCTCCTGCGTTTACCCATTTAGCAAACTCTCTTGATATTGCAGGGTCATCAGGATTAGCCTTGACCTTCTTTAGTAAAGTTGATTTAGCAAGCGCAGCAGTTCCCAAGTTAAAAGCAAAAGAGACCAGTGCATCGAACTGATTTTGATTGACCGGTGTTGTGTTAAGCAGTGCCGAAACATTCTGCTCAAAGTCGCGCACTGTTTTTCTAAGTAGCGCATCAGCCTGCTCTTTGGTAATCTTATCTCCGAGCTTAACCTTAGAATCATTTGCGTAATAGGTTGCGCCATATCCAATGGTAGGCACATTTGCACTACATAAATAAGCAGTAAGCCGTAAGCCTTCAAAGGATTTAATTAAATCGAGACCTTTGTTGCTAAGTGATTTCATATTGGAATACAGCATAAAAAGGAACATCATCAATTAATGAAGTATCTGCTGAGCTTAATAATAACCTGCCTCCAAACTTTACAATTCCGTTGCATTGGTTTGGAAACCATATATTAGCGCATCCAATAGTTTGATAACTTCCCGATGCAATTGGAAGGGTAAAATCAAACGAGCCGCTTGTTTCAACTGAAAAATCAACGGTAACACCACCAGTAATTGTGCAAGTTACAATATTTCCAGTTCTCGAATAAACTGCTTTATCAATATTCGCAGCACTTATTGCATCAGTTAAATCACTAATTGTAGGTGTCCAAGTTCCTGCGATTCCACAATTAGCAACTTCAATCTTCTTAGTCGTTCCTGCGGGTGATGCTGAGGTGTCGGATACATCAACGATGCAAAGGTAGTCTGCTGAGTCAGCTACGCTAAGAGCTGGTAAGTCTGTTATTTTAATGCCTGCCATAATGTTAAAGATTTAGTATGTAGATAACCGCCTCGCTTGAGGTCGTAAAAGTTAATTCATTAATGGTGTACTGCTCAACGCTGATAAGCAAAATACCTTCGGTTGTTTCCAAGTGAAAGGTAAGCTCATCGACTGGCTCGCAGAATTGCCCTTGAGTTACGTTTATATTTATCATTGTTTAGTAATTTGAAAGTAAGATAATACAGTTGAATCGCCTGCTGCACCATTCTGAATTGCAAAGATAATATATTGGTTCACTGTCCAATCAATATTTGAATTTGTTAATGCAGCGTTTGAGGTTTGCGGTTCTTGAAAAAGACCCGAAGTAATCGCGCTATTATTCTGCGTAACTGTTGCGGATTTTATTACAGAATTTTTTTCAATACCGAAATTAATTTGTGAGTTTGCTGCTGATGTACTTGTTGAAATCAATGTTGCTGCTGGCACTGTTAATGAATCGGCAGTATTAATATAAACTCTAAGCGTTGTTAAGCCTGCTGTTCCTACCTTACTTATTCTTGCTCTAATCTGAATTATATCTCCAACTGCAAAAGTATTGGCAGGCACTAACTGAGCAGCAACTTTTGTGTTTAAAATTGTAAGATTTACGGGTGTCGTATCAATTACACTTTTGTAAGTCGAGCCGCCTTTGTTGTTAAATGTAGTCCAGTCAGCAGCAGTCAAAAATCCTTTATTTACCGAGCTTGCAGCTTGTCCATTTGTGTAGTCAATGCTTATTACTCCTGATGCTGCGTTGAAATCATTAGCAGTGAAAGCCGCAGCCCCTTTGGTAGTTCCATCAGCCGCAGCGTCTGCAATGCTAATCGCAGGTGTTGCGCCTCCGCTTGAAGCAATTGGAGATGTGCCGCTTACCGAAGTAACTGTGCCATTTCCTTTTGAGTTGAATGTTGTCCAATCCGCTGAGCTTAATGCACCTCTATTTGTTGCGCTTGCAGTTGGCAAGTTGAAAGTATGAGTATCAGTTGCGGAGCTTATCGCAAAGTCAGTGCCCGAAGTTCCAACTGCTAACGATTGCACTTGCGCAGTTAATCCGTTAAGCGCATTGATACCAGTTGAAAAAGTTGTTATCACTTGGCAGAGATGACTATTCTCTGTATGCAATGTAATTGTTCTTCCTGATGGAGTTACAAACACTCTTATTGCAAGTCTATCGGTAGCAGTTAGCGTTGTTGCAGGAACTGCCAATGCAGTAAAGTAAGCATCGATTGTAGTTCCGTTTGTAATGCCTTCAGGTGTTGCAGAATCTGTTGCAATTAAAGTAAAAGTAACTCCATCATATTTGTATAATTCAACATAAAACGATGGGCTACCACCCCCCGAAGATGCGCTAAAAAATAATTCTAAATTCCAATTTCCTGCTGGAATAGATAACAAATTAGGATCATTTGCATCTGTGATAAATTGAGCAATCAATCCATTGCCTTGTGCATTTGTTCTTTGAAAGTCTGTGCCTGCACCTAATATTGGAGTTCTGCTCATCTCCTTATAAGTTGCTACATCTTGATCAACTGAGCCATTGAGATAGTAGCTAACTGATGAGCCGCCGCCTTGATTTGTCGGAAAGTTTGCGAGCTGCCCATCGCCTCGAATATATTGGCTTGAAAGCCCTGCTGCTGCTACTGCCAATGTTCCGCTCGATGTTACTGGGTTGCCAGTTACTGAAAATGCAGGAGGCATTGTAAGGTCAACCGAAGTTACTGTGCCGCTTGGAATTGTTGGAAACAATGTAGGCGTTCCCGTTCCATCTAAGTAGTCGGCATTTGTACCCGTTGGTACATCAAACTTGCCATCAAAGGTAGTCCAATCCGCTGAGCTTAAGTAGCCATCAGTTGAGGCATCCGCTTGGCTTATGCTTATGTCTGGAGTTGCTCCGCCACTTGATGCAATGGGAGCTGTGGCAGTAACCGAAGTAACGCCGCCGCCGCCGCCGCCTGCAATATTTACCTCAACTATTCCCGGTGCGGTGAGTGATGCCGTTACCCCTGCACCAGTGAAGTTCAATGTTGTTGCAACTGGTGTTACTTCGATACCCTCATCCTCTACTACTATTGCTCCGCCGCCTGCACCGATTGCGCTTAGTGGGTCGCTTGGTGTTCCATTTCCTATTATCGTAACACCATCAACAGCAACCTCAGTCAAGCAAGGTGTGCAAGGTTGCAAGTCAGGCAGTGGAATATCGCCAGTTGCGCAAGTATCATAGCAGCCATCTTCGCTCGAAGTGATAACTTGCACATCGACATCAACAGAAACGCAAGCCCATTCATAGTTTGCCGTTAATGTTTTAATCTCGTTTATGTAGCCCGTTGGTACAACCTCGTAATTGATAACTCCAATGCTCTGCTTAAATAGAGGGTCAGTGCCTGATGCGAGTTTGTAGATTCTTGAAGCGAGCCAGTCCTGCGCATCTTCGCTATCGCAAGGAAGATGCGATTTGCGCACGATGGCATAAGCGGTCAATGGGAATGACGTAATGTATAACTGCTTGCAGCCGCTTACCTTATAAGCATCGGTCTTGTTAACTGTTACCTTGCTGCGCTTCGCCCAAAATAGCGTACCATTTTTAGCATCGAAGTTAGTAACAACCTCCGCTTGACCATTGCCGATGTAATGCACCCAAGCCTTATCGTTGCCGTTTGCATTAAGCTCGCATAAGCCAAACTGCTTATCGAAGATATTAGCTACCTCGATGCGCTGATTTAGCCTTTCAATTATTGTGCGTAGTAGATTCATTATTTCGATATATTGTTTGCGATTTGTTCTGCTAATAATTCTGCGTGTAATTGCAGCATTCTTGTTTGCTCCTCATCTGTTGGTTGAAATATTGGTCCGTATAACTTTTGCAATCCTTCTACCTTGCCTGCCTCATCCGCTTGAATGTAAATTGCTGAGCCGAAGCCCTGATTAAATACGCTTGATTGGTCGGTAGCAAATGACCTTTTTAAAAAGCCAGTAAGTTCTAATGGCGGTCTGCCATTCTTTTGCTTGATGAGTGCATATGCAGGAGTATATGGCTTAGTTGGTAGCTTCTGCCCTGCTGTATTACTTCCGCCACTTGTTCCCGTTCCGAAGATGCGAATAAACATCTCGCGGCGCATATCAAGCACCGCGAAAAATAGCGGAGTAAAGCCTCCGCTCCACTCTGAAAATAGAGCATTGATTCTATCGTTTACTTCTTTAACTGTTGCCATTATGGGAGGGCAGTTACATACTTCATATTCTTTCTGCAATCAAAGCAGTTGTTGTCATCAGGCAAGCGCATATTTTGCAACATCGCTGCAAGCTCCTCGTTGTATCTTGTTGCTGCGATGTCTCTTGCTTCAATTATAGTTTCCCTTGTAACGCTCACAGTAGTATTCACACGAATAGTTGGAGCAATGGTTAGCGAGTAGTCGTATATCTCAACCGCAGTTGCATAAGCTAAAGGCATTGCCATCAAGCCTCCGATGCTGCAAAGCCAAGTCTCTCTGTCGCAGTTTACATTGTAAACCATCGACATTCCTTGCGTGTATTTTTTTGTTTTAGAACTTAGCACATTGAAGCCATCTGTTGTAAGTTCAATTCCGATTGCATCGACAAACGGGCAAATGTGCACCGCTCTTATTCCGCCTCCGCAATCATAGCAACTGCCCTTCTTAGTTATCATCTTAGTCGTGTCATAAAGCGATTCATAAACGAATGCTAAATCTAACTTTCGGCGATTCGCTTTGAAAGTCCTGCCGATAAACTCCTCAACCGCTTCCGATTGATAAAAAAATGAATCGACAAGTTTCTGCGTAGTCATATCAAAAACAAATATCTCAACGGGCGTTGACATAGTGTATATGTCAATCTGCAAGCTC